GCCATTAGTATCCTAGTATCCTTTAATCTTGGTTTTTGACTTAGACTTAGACTTAGCGGACGCACGGTGTTTTGCCCCCGCCATCACACTGCCATCAGGCATCCTGTGACTAGCGGACTTTGACTTCTTCGTTGCCATCATTTTCTCCTAGAAACTAGAAATGGCGGGAGCGGGCGTTCTAGCCCGTCCCGCCATTTGTGCTAGATGTACTGCTTACTTGCGGAACATCGAAACGGCGCTAGCCGAATCAATACGCACAATCCAAGTACCAGACAGCGTTGCATCAACCGTAGCCAAACCAACCAAAGTCACACCCACGCCAGCGGTGAGAGTAATAACATGGGTCGCGGCAGCCTTGTTCACAATCGTGAACTCGAATGAAGTGCCAACAACATAACCTGTTGCGGCAGCGACAATCAAAGCGGCTGTTGGGGTTGTGACGGCACGCGCCGCTGTTGGGGTTTGGGTAAAGATTTTGCTGTCAATGACCTGCGCCGCTGTTTGAAGCGTTGCAGCGTCCGCCATCGCGACTTCCGTGGTCTTTTCCAACTGTGCCACCCAAGCGCCAACTCGTTGACGAGTTAAAGCACCTAATGAATCATTTGCTACTAAAGGCATAACTTTTCTCCTAGTCTTTCTTTGGTTTATCTAATAGGGTATTGCTATAACGGATTGGAGTGGCTGGTTCCCCAGCCACCCAATCGCGCTACAATTACGCTGTCTTGGCGGTAAGTTTGCCTTGACGCTTACGGTTACGGATAGTCAAGTTGCCGTAGCACATGATTAGTGCGTAACGGGCATCCAAGTCTTCTGGACGCACAAACGCTGTCTGTGAGAACCACTTCGACTGATGACCCACCAGGCTGATGTACTTGCTATTCATGAAGTACATTACCTCAGGGGTGCAAGCGGCATCGTAAACGACTGGGGCATTCTTGAACAGCAAGTTCTGGAAACCAGAGTTTGCTGTCTTGGTGTCTGTGTAACGGACACTTGGCTGGAGCAACCCCTCGTACTTCTCAAACAGTGTCTGAGTTGTCAACACCAGGTCGGGATGGTCATTACCCATCGACACGGTATTATAGGCCGTAGCCATTTGAGCAAGTGTCAACGCCGTAGCGCTGTTTTCCTCGTATGACTTCCAGTAATCATTGCCCGAAACAGCAATTCCACCGACATCGGTGTTGGCTTCAATCAAGTTGCCCAGACCGTTCCAGTCCTTGTTGCCGTTGCCAGTGCCGTCAGCGTAGAACATGGTGTTGAAACCCTCGCGGAGGGATTCCTCGGCTTGCATGATTTTGGCTTCCAGCAAGTTGATGATTTCCTGCTCGCCGTTGTTCTTGGCTTCCTCGATACCAGAAATCGAAATCGACGCAGCGTACTGGCGCCATTCGTATTCGGCAGCAGTGATGCCCGCTTGTGGCTTGAGGGACAATGTGTCATAGCCAGCGTACGAAGCGACAGTATCGTTCGTGCCGTGGATGAGTGGCTCAACAATTTTCGTACCGCCGCTAAGCATACGGATACGACCCTTGCCCATCAGGTGGTTGGTCAACACACGGTCGCTGAACACATTGTCCGTGAGTTGGTCGCGATAATTCGCAAGCGTTGTGGATAGCAACGCGTCAAAGTTTGGATTACTCATTATAGGTTTCTTTCTTGTAGAATTTGGTTATCTGGGTTTATTAACTAGCACCATGCTGTAACTTAGCAGCCGCCCAAGCATCGGCGATACTCGTAATAGGTCCACGACCCTCACTAGTAGTGTTCCCAGTAGCCGATGAGCCACCCGAAACAACACTTGCCGCCCGCTTGGATTGAACCACCGAATCTTCGGTAGCCGCTCTGCGCTGGGATGCGCCTGTTTCTAGCCTGGATTGTGCAACTATTCTGTCAAAAGCCATTTGCTTGTATACGCCCTCTAGGTCGGTTGTCCCTCGCTTGAGTGCGCTATTGACTACTTCTTGTACATCAAAATCGTCGCCGTAAAAGTCCTGGAGGGCGGATATTTCGTCTTCCACTTCCCGTAACGAACGGTCATCTTCAAACTGCGCTAGACGATTATCTAAGTCACGGTACCTTCGTTCCGTGGGGTCTAGATTCTCGTCCTCAACCAACTGTTCGGCATCTCGCTTCGAGATGCCGTAATGGTCTTGTAGCATTCTAATAGTGTCTGCTGGACTATCTTCCAAAGCCGCTTGCAACGCGGATGCGAACTGGAAATCTTCCCTGTCCGAACTTAGTTGCTGCGTTTTTCGGGTATAATCTGCTTGACGCTGATAGCCTGCAATAGCCTCAGAAATCGAGATTTCCGACTCCTCACCATCAACATTCGCACGAACTCGGTAATCCGAATATTCGTCCATATCTAGATAGTTTGATTCTGCTGGCACTTCTTCTTCTGAGTATTCGGTTGATTCGTCATCTACGAATTCCGTGTCATCAAATTCATTGCTCATTTATGTATTGCTCCCCAGAGTCCTATAATGGTTGCTCTACAATACTACGGGGCGTTCCCTAATACTTGTTGCTGCGCACGAAAGCAGGCGGCCTGACGGCCTTTGGCTTACCTTTTGGGGGTGGGCCAGAAGGCGACTTGCGCCTGGCTGCGGCGGGTTTGGGGGCGGGTCTCGCGGCCTTTTTGCCTGGTCCATCAAATGGGTTTGGTATTCTTGGCATTATATTCTCCTATTGCTGTTGTGGAGCAGGTTGTCCCTGCCCCTGGGACTGTTGTAGAGCCGCAACCAGTTCTGGTGGCAAACCACTGGCTGGTGCGCCCTGTGGGGCCCCCATAGGCCCCTGCGGGGCTCCTGGAGCCGCTGGGGCTCCGTCTGGGCCAGCGGCGCCCTGTGGGGCTTGCATCATGAACTCGTCGGGGTTCTTAACTCCGAAACCGAACTGTAGTAAGTATGCCGCCAGTTTGGCGGCATCAATAACGCCCATCTGCAAGAACGGAGCCATAGTATCCATCATTTGTAACGCCGACTGACGCTTGAATGACTCGTTATGTGGCTGGGTACTGCCTGCGGCGACTTCGAAATCAAAGTCACCTTGTAGCCAGTCACGGTCATAAGTAACCCACATTGGCTCGCCATCTTTGCCAGTAACACGGGCAACAGCCTCACCAGTCATATACTGTTGAGCCAGTTGCATCATACGACGACCAACTTCGGCTATCGCCTGCTCGATAACAGACAACTTATCCGATGTACGGGCATTGGCCGCATCTTGTAGCAAGGACGACTCAGTGGCTGTGCGACGAATATCGCTGGTGCCACGCTGGAAGTCCGATACGCCCGAGATACGGTCAATGTCACCGATAATCATACTGGACTGGTTGTAGAACTCGGGCGGGTTGATGATGGCGGGGAAAGCAGTAACAACACCCAGCAACGGCTCGTCGGATATGACGGGAACCATCACATTGTCTTCGTCGGACTCCAACGCGTTCCTGCCCAGAGTGTCAAACGACCCCTCCTTGTATAGATACTTGCGGGAGAACTTCTTGCGATGGTTCATCATCTGCGAGCGGGTTTCGTTTAGTTCCCGTTGTAGTGGCTCGATGGACTCCAAATCGCCCATCGGATAGAACATATCGGGTATATCGTAGTTCCGAATCATTACAAATGGCTGTCCAAAAGAGTATGGCATTTTGGTGGGCTCCACCAAAAAGCCATCCCCAGACTCAGAGAAGATTGACATAGTGCCCTTGCGGATATCGTAATACTCCCAAATTTCGGCGTAACCGATTTCCTTGTCCTTGATTTTCTTGCGGGATGGGTCATCAGAATACTTTGATGTTGCAGCCACTAGAACCTTGGCACGGACAACCTTGTTGTACCGCTCATCCTTTTTGACTTCCTCGATGGGGCGGCGGATACGCTGGGCAACCCACTTGGCTTCCTTTAGGGTGGTGGCATCAGGGTCAACAAAGATGTCGTGGACGGATACCCGTTCTGCGAACGGGGCATCCTCGCGGATGGTCATTTCGGTGTGGCCTTCGCCACCCGATACTGGGTCCGTTACATCTAGTTCATCGTCGGCTACTTTGGATTCCTCCACGAAACGATAACC